AATAATAAATTAAGAATATTTCCTACAGCCACAAGAAATGGCCCAAAAACAATGTGGGTCAAGTTTACTATCAAAAAAGATGCTTGGGAAGAAGATAGCGATAGATTAGACGGCGCAGGAGGTGTTAACAACATGAATACGCTGCCATTTGCTAATCTTCCTTATAGAAATATCAATTCCATTGGAAAACAATGGATAAGAAGATTTGCTTTGTCTCTATCGAAAGAAACATTAGGATTAATTAGAAGCAAGTTCGGGACAATCCCGGTTCCAGGAGAGTCAATCACTTTGAATGGTACCGACTTGATTATGCAAGCAAAAGAAGAACAAACTGCCCTCAGAGAGGAACTAAAAGTTACCTTAGATGAGTTAACATATGCAAATCTGGCTGAAAGAGACGCCACAACAACTGATTCGGTTAATAGGACTTATGAAAAGATTCCTTTTCCGGTATTTACGGGGTGATAGATAGTAATGTCTAAATGGGAACAACCAACGCAGGCGCCACCTCCTCTTTTTGTTGGAAAGAAAGAGAGAGACTTGGTAAAACAGGTCAATGATGAACTAATTGAACGCGTTATCGGCCAACAGATACTATATTATCCCATTAGTCTAGAACATACAGATTTTCATTCGGTATATGGGGAAGCAATTAATAAAACATTTCTTCCTCCCATCCGAGTGTATGTTTTGGTTGATTGGGGAGGCCTACAGACACAATTTATGAATAATGTTGGTATAGATAAAAATTCATCAATAAATATTCATTTTCACAAAAGAAGATTAACTGAAGACCAAGACTTGGTTGTTCGTGTCGGAGATTTCGCTTTGTATGGCGACATTTATTTTGAAATAGTTTCTTTAAACGAGCCAAAGCAATTCTTTGGTCAGATTGATTATCGTTTTGAAATATCTGCAAAGTGCATTAGAGCACGCGAGGGCTTATTCGATGCCACCTAGTCATACAAATACTGGTGTTTCAGATCCGAGCATCATTCATGAAGAAATTGTTATGCCTTCGACATTGGAAAAGATTGATGAGTCATTTCTTGAACATATTGATGAGAAGTTCAATATACATGCAACTTCAAAAAAGGGATTTAAAAAAGTACCAGTCTTGTGGATGACAGCCGAAAGATCACATCAGGTTAAAAATAATCAAAACCTAAGAGACAAAAGAGGATCATTAATTCTGCCTATAATGACAATTGAAAGAGTATCTGTCGATAAAAATCCGTCAAACAAAGGAGTTTTTCAGGGAAACGTTCCTCCAGTCGATGACGTAAAGGGTGGTTCAATTGTAATTGCGAGAAAAATCAAACAAGATAAAACAAGCAATTTCGCAAGTGCTGACGCAAATCGTTTATTTGGTCAATTAAATTTTCCATTCAAAAATGAAAAAGTTGTCTACCAAACAGTTTCAATACCGATGCCCGTGTATTTGACAATAAATTATGCAATTGTATTAAGATCTGAATATCAACAACAAATGAACGAGATGCTAACTCCATTCCTTACAGAAACTGGAGCAATTAATCATTTTGTGATTAAAAAAGATCAACATCTTTATGAAGCTTTTATTCAACAATCTTTTCTTCAAGCCAATAACATATCAGTTTTGGATGAAGAGGAAAAGATATATCAAACAACTGTCAATATACAAGTTTTGGGTTATATAATTGGTAAGGGCAGCAATCAAGATCGGCCAAAGATTGTTGTTCGCGAAAATGCAGTTGAATTTAAGATTCCTCGAGAAAGGGTAATCATGGGAGACATCCCAGACCATGATGACGACGCATTTTATAGAAGTTAATATTGGAGTTTGAGAAAAGAAAATACTATTTATTAAAGAAAATACTATTATAATATAGGAGAACTTAAAGTATGTCCGCAAAGAAGTTTAAATTTGTATCACCTGGAATTTTCATGAAAGAAATTGATAAGTCAGTTCTTGAAGTGGGACCAGGAGCAGTAGGACCAATTGTTATTGGTCGCGCTGCAAAAGGCCCGGCAGGAACACCTATCAAGGTTCGATCCTATGCAGAGTTTGTTTCTATCTTTGGAGAACCTCTTCCTGGTATTCAAACAGGAGATGTTTTTAGAGATGGTAACAAGTTAGCTCCCACTTATGCTGCCTATGCAGCCAAAGCTTGGTTGAGTAGCAATACTCCTCTCACGTTTGTTAGGCTTTTGGGCGAAGAACATGGTAGTGCAACAACAGCTGGCAAGGCTGGCTGGGGCGGCGGAACTACTAGTGGCGTTGCAAAGTTGCTGCAAGGCAATAGCACACGATCTGGCGCCGGCGGAGATGGCGGAACTGCTGAAAGTGTAACTTCTAATGCCGGCGGAGCTTACGGACTATGGTTGTTTGATGGAAAAAACCAAATTGAAAACTTAGGGCCCAGCGCTGATGGTCACGCAACTTTACCTGACGCAATTGATGCCGCCGGCGTCGCGCTCAACGATGCATTTACAATAACAGTTCCTGTTGCCGCCGGCGGAGACGGCATCACTCATAAGATTATATTCAAACAAACCACTTCGCAAGTTGCATCTCTCTCCGCGACCACCGATTGGGGAATTTCATTAGATGATGCCAACACAGACGCTCTTAGGGCAGCTGCTGTTATCGACGCCATTAATGGAACCGTCAATGGTGCGGTAGGGTATGGCGGCAACGCCGTCAGTTCAGTTTATCCAGCCGGCGAGCTTGGCTTAACTGCTGTTAAAGGCTCAGCTGCCACTAAGGTCGATCTAACCATGAGTACTGCCGGCGCAGCTGGAAACGTAGTAGACGTCCTTAACGCTGTCGTAAACTTCGCCGAAGGATCCAAACTGATTGTCACGACTTTCACTGGCGGTACCGACGACGGCGGCGCCGCCAACGGCGCCTTAGCAGCTGTATTCTATTGCGATGCAAACACTAGTATTGCCTTGTCTGGTGCATTTAACTTTGATCAAGCCGGATCCGGATTTGCTGGAGGCAATGAGCCATTACAATTTACGGCGTCTCAAGCGGCAACAATTGGAACAAGTTCTGCTGGTTCCTTAACTATGGTGGTCGGAACTCCGGCTCAAATTGAGTCTGGATCAAATAAAGGGCTTGCTGGCGATCATCCAAGTGTTTCGAAATTTGATTTCAATTTCAACACCGATTCAGATTCTTTTATTAGAAAAGTATTTAATACCAATCCGACGTTAACAAACACAACCATTACTACCACTCCTAATCAGAAAGGATATTTCCTTGGAGAAACGTATGAAGGTTGGATTGATAACAAATTGGGAGGCTGGAGTAATGTTACTCATGGTCTTCTTATGGGTGTAAAATCTAGACATTCTTCGAATCCAAAAGATGGTGCAGATTTCAGATTCGGAAGAAGAAATGCTTACACAGGCTGGTATATTCCTCAAGATACTGGAGACGCCACTAGCTATGATAACACTTCTACACAGAAGATGTTTCGTTTTATTTCTTTGAATCAAGGCGAGTGGTTGCAGAACAATCTTAAAGTTTCCATTGAGGACGTCCAATTCCCGAATGACAAATACAACAAGTATGGAACTTTTACAGTTTCGCTTAGAATGTTGACCGATAGAGACGCAAAGGTTCAGCATGTAGAAGTATTTAGAGGAGTAAATCTTAATCCAAATTCTGCAAACTATATCAAAAGAAGAATTGGTGATAAATATTTTGAATGGAACGCTGTTGAAGAAAGATTTAGAGAATACGGAGAATATCCAAACCAGTCAAAGTTCATTCGCGTAGAACTGAACGAGCAAGTTGATGGAGGATCTGCTGAAGGACTTCTTCCCTTCGGTGTTTATGGCCCTTATCGATTATTGAATGCGTTGAATGTTACTGGCGCCACTCATGGCGCACTCAACGATGAAGGAGATTATGGTGATGGCTCCGCAGGAATGACAGACGATCATATGATTGTTGGAGAGTCGAAGGTCGCATTCTCTCCGTGGGGTGACACAGCCACCAATCTTTTTACTTCGTCTATTAATGTAAATTCTGCCTATGGAGTACGACTTGGGCAGTTTGAACATGACGACAGCGCCACAGTTGCGAACAACCAGATGTCATCTTCCTTCTTTTGGCCAGAGTTGGGCTTGAGAGGTTCATCTAAGGATGGCGATATTGATGATGCCCGAAGGGCATATTGGGGCGTCAGAACTGAAAGATCAGGTTCAAACATATTTGATGCAAGTGTCCGCGATGTGATTCGTGCCCTTCCAGCTGGAATTGACACCAAGAGAGATGGCGATGCAGCTACACAAAAATCTTGGATCTTCTCTCTCGATGATATCAAACTTGAAGTAGGCGGAGAAGCGGTGTATGAGTCTGGTAGTCGCAAGGCTGGCACAAGTTATACTGCAGTCTATGGCGAAGGCCTTGGGACAGGTAACTCAGGCGCCAAAAAGATTGTTAATGAAAAGAAATGGAATCGATTTACAACTCTTTTTCATGGCGGTTTTGATGGGTTTGACATTGTAGAAAAAGACCCACTTCGAAACACCTTATTGGGCGCCACCACTGACGCCAAATTGAATTATGCTTACAACACTGTCAAGCAAGCTCTTCAATCAATTAAGGATGCAGACTTATTGGAATACAACATTGCTGTAATGCCTGGTTTAACAGAACCAACATTAACTACGCTTCTTATTGACCAGTGCGAGGATCGAGCAGATTCTTTAGCTATTGTTGATCTACAGAACCATTCAGTTGCCGGCGGAGATGGCAACTATCAGCCATATACTGAAAGCAGCGAGACTGAACAAGATCGTATTGATTATCAGGACATCGACACTCTCAGAAAGAAGCTTGAAAACAGAGAAATCAATTCAAGCTATGGCTGCACCTACTATCCGTGGGTTCAGATCCGCGATGACAGCTCTGCTGCGGTTCTTAAAGTTCCGCCCTCTGTTGTTGCTCTCGGCGCTATGGCATTTAGTGATGCTGTGCAGGCACCATGGTTTGCGCCAGCTGGATTTACAAGAGGTGGACTTTCTTTTGGTGCTTCGGGCCTGAATGTCGTTGGGGTAACTCATAAGTTGATTTCTGAAGACAGAGATAAGCTTTATGAGATGAACATTAATCCGATTGCTACTTTCCCTGCAGAAGGGATTGTAATTTTTGGCCAGAAGACGCTTCAAATTACTCCTTCTGCTTTGGATAGAATCAATGTTCGTCGCTTGCTCATCTTTATTAAGAAAGAAGTTTCAAGAATTGCAGCGACCACCTTGTTTGAGCAAAATGTCACAGCAACGTGGATTGGCTTTAGAAATAGAGTTAACACGTTCCTGGCTGGTGTTAAAACTCAATTGGGACTTACGGATTTCAAAGTTGTTCTTGATGAATCTACGACTACTCCAGACTTAATTGATAGAAATATTATGTATGCTAAGATTTTCCTGAAGCCTGCTCGCTCTATTGAATTTATTGCACTAGATTTCATTATTACAGATTCTGGAGCATCTTTTGAAGATTAATAAGAGAAATATTTAAAGCATTTACTATTTAACATTGAGGAGATAATAAAAAATGGCAACAGAAAAATTTTGGAGTAATAAGGCGTTAGAACCAAAAAGGCAACACAGGTGGTTTTTGTATCTTGGTACGCCTGGAGAAAATAGTATACCTCCATATCTCATCAAGAGAGTAGATAAACCAAAATTTATGGTGAACACGATTACGCATAGTTATTTTGGCCACAAGTTTCATTATCCCGGGAATGTTGAATGGCAACAAATATCATTCACTCTTGTAGATCCTATTTCACCTGATACATCTTCTGTGTTATATGAAATGTTACGTTCTGGAGGATACGATAATCCCGAAACTCAGTCAGTTAGTACACTGTCAAAAGATCTAAGCGTAAAAGCCCTTGGGCGAATAATCACACTGCATCAATTGAACGCTGATAACGATGTTGTTGATCAATTTGAGCTTATCAACCCGTGGATTACAAATGTCGACTTCGGAACGCTTGCATATGAAAGTGACGCGATGGTCGATGTTTCTGTGACGGTTCGTTACGATTATGCAAAATTTGATACTATGAATGCGTAATTATTATTTAACATTGTTTGCAAATAGAGTTATAATTGTATTTTGATAAGAGGTAAATATGGCGACTAGAAATAATCAGGACAGGCTTGGCACTCCAAGTGTCCAAGACTCCGATCCTGTTCTCTCAGCTGAAGAAAGCAGTCTTTCTTTTGTTACACCAACAGAGTTTGTTGAACTTCCATCAAAGGGGATATATTATCCAGAAGATCATCCTCTGCACAATCAAGATGTAGTTGAAATTCGCTACATGACAGCTAAAGACGAGGATATTTTAACATCCGAATCCTTGATTAAAAAAGGAGTTGTGGTAGACAAGTTTATACAAAGCATATTGATAGACAAGTCTGTTAAAGTACAAGATTTGTTGCTTGGAGATAAAAATGCAATAATAATTGCAGCAAGAATTACAGGATACACTGCTAACTATACAGTAGATATTCCTTGTGGTTCATGCGGAGAGAGAAATGAAAAAACTTATGATTTAAATGAGATTTCACAGGTCAGAAGTATCGACGACATTGATGCCTCTGAGTATGGTGCGGAAGTAACCAGTCAAGGGACTTTTTTGGTTGAGCTTCCTGCGACAAATAGTTTAGTTGAGTTAAGATTAATAACGGGAAGAGATGAAACTAAATTACTAAATTTAAAAAACAAAAGAAAAAAACTTAAATTAGATGAAGCAAATTTAACAGATTATCTTAAAGCAGTAACTGTTTCAGTGGATAACAACGATAATAAAGCTGTTGTTAATGACTTTGTACACAACTTGCCGTCAATGGATGCGAAACATATTCGTAAAGTTTATCAGAACTTAGTTCCTAGTGTTGAATTGAGAACTCTTTTTGAATGCGAGGAATGCAATTTCTCAAAGGAGGTCAATGTACCGATTACGGTACAATTTTTTTGGCCTGAATGACGAATATATAGAAAGTGTTTATGAAGAGTTCTTCATATTAAAATATCACGGTGGTTGGAGTTTTATTGAGGCATATAATTTGCCAGTAACAATTAGGAGATGGTTTTTGCATAGGCTCGTTGAAGAAAAGCAGTTGGAAAACGAAGCCCGCGAAAGCAAAAATTTAACGTAAAACTAATTATTCATAAGTAAACCACTTAAGGAATAATTGTATTATGGCGCCCCCCAAAAAACAACCCGTCGATCCCGAAATTAAAGCCTTATATAGTCTTGCTGCTGATATTGCAAATTCAATTGGGAATACAGTAGGCGCCCTAGACGACATGACCGAGGGTGTTAAAAAGTCTGTTAAACAAATGTCCGGAGCCATTGGTGAAGGCACCGCGTTGACCATGGGGTACATATATCGAGATTACTTTAAAGCAATGTTTAGGCAACAGATGCAGGTAGTGGGGAATATAATTTCAGAAACAATTTTTGCACCAATACAACTATATACAGAATCTTTACAACATCTTTATAACGGTCTTCAAGGTGTTGTAAATCGACTGGTTTCTGCAAATGTAGATCTCTATAAAGTGCTCGATGAATCAACTTCTAATTTTTTCAAACTAACTCAGGCGGCATCAAGTTATACTTCAGTTATTCGAAATTCAGTTGATGCGATGAAGCTGCAAGGCCTTCAAATATCTGGTGTCGCTGAATCGGCTGCAGAATTATATAAAAACACTGTCTTATTTAGAGATGCTTCAAGTTCGACACAAACTAGATTAATTACTTTTGTTCAAACTTTGACACAGGCTGGAGTGAGTGCTTCATCGACGGCCCGCGTAATTCAAGTTTTGAATAAGACGTTTGGTGATTCTGGTCAACAAACACGAGAAGCGACAGCGGATGTTTTGCACTTTGCTCGAGCTGTTGGTGTTGCTGGCAGTGATGCGATGGAAGGCATGGGTCAGGCTTCGTCTGTTATTGCAGCTCATGGAGATAACATGACTAGAGTGTTTAAAGAGTTGCTTGTTCAGGTTAGAGCAACAGGTTTGAGCACGCAACAACTATTAGGCATCGCTGAACAGTTTGATACTTTTGATCAAGCTGCAAGATCTGTAAGCATGTTAAATTCTTTACTAGGTGGCCCCTATCTTAACTCTATAGAAATGGTTTATATGACCGAAACTCAGAGAAATAGAGCAGTGCTGGAAGCAATAGAGCTATCAGGCAAATCATGGGCCACCATGGACAGGTTTGAAAGAAAGGCCATTGCTGCATCAATTGGCATTAGAGATATGGCACAAGCAACTGAGTTTTTCGGAGGCGGCTTGGCAGCTTTTGATTCTGCTCTGGCAAAATCTACAGAGAGCGCTAGAAAGCAGGAGGCTTTGTCAGAGATTGCTAGGAGATCCACCACGATGATTGAAGGGTTTCAAAATGCTTTAATGACTTTAGCTTTTTCTTTTAGAGGAGTTATTGATTGGATAAGGAAAGCCACCTACACGCTGGTTAAATGGAATGAAGACACAGATGGTGCAGTGAGCAAGGTTGCGTTGTTGGCAACTGCCATAGGGGCAGCAACAGCTGCGTTTGGGCCAATTGGTTTTCTAGGTGCCTTAGCGATGGTGAAACAGCACTGGATTGATATAGAAGGATGGCTCGGAGGCCCGAATTCGAAAGGAGTGCAGTTGTTTAATAATCTCGGACAGGGAATAATACAAGCTTTTGCTCAAATACCATCAGTTTTAAGTTTTATTTTTAATTCTATAACAGATATGATACTATCGGAAGACTTTAATGAGAAATTTTCAGGTGTTTTTGACACATTATTTTTATTTGTTAAGCGCGCGATTAGACAATTGGGTGATTGGATTGGCGATGTAATGACAATGGCTGTAGGAAAAACTTTGAAAGCAGCTGGTCAAGCCATGGGAGCTGAATTTGATTTCATTGGTCAATTTCTTGGTTCAAAAATAGAGGCTTTAGGAGAAGCCTTGATCAAGAGAGCGAAGAAAGCTACAGAAACTTCCATAAATCAATTAAGACCAGTGATACAGACGGCCAACAATTTACAAAATGAAATACGATCAACCGGAGCGACACGTGTCGTTGTTGACAATAGCGATGTAGAGGATGCCAATAAGCAGACAGCAGCAGAAGTTAGAAGTTTGCACACTTCCGTGGGTAGGATACTTTCACTGTTGGGAGATATTGAGTATACCGAGAGAAGAAAGGAGTCTCGCCCTAGAACTACCATGTTGGGCGAATTAACGTAGGGAAAATGAGAAATGCCAGGATTTAAATCACATTCAACAACTCAAGGTTACCACGATCCTACAGACGCCATTGCAAAAAAAGGATTTTATATTGAAGTGTTCCACATCAATAGTGGGAAAACTGTAAGATTTAAAGCCATGCTAAAAGATTACAATGATCTACATAACGTAGCATATGATGATCATTTTTTTATTGGTCAGTCTGAACCTGTTAAAAAGTGGAAATCTACCATAAGACAAATTGATTTGTCTTTTGTTGCTTTGGCATCTAGCATTTCGGAAGGAAGGCATAATCTAGCGAAGGTTTCTTTGTTAACAAATATGCTTTACTCAGAACAAGAGATGGATCAAGGCGCCTATGTGACAAAAGTTGGCGGCTCCCCCATATTCAGAATTCGTCTTCTTAATTTAATCGCCGGGCCCGGCATGGACTGGGGGGAAGCTTGGGATACAGGTTTGCAGGGTTATATTTCAAACTTGATGTACAAAATAAATACAGAAAATTCAGTGTTTTTTCATCGCCCTTCTTTAAAGAAAGGTCGCAATCTTTCCGGAAAAGATGATTATGATCCCAAAGGCGTTTACCCCCAGGAGATGCAAGTAAGTTTTACTTTCCATCCTGTTTATGAAAGAAGCCCTGCTTGGATTAATGGTTCTTTCTATGTTAACGGCCGCCCTGTTAACAAACATCCATATGGGGTGGACACGACAGCAGCTGCCGCACATACAAATCTCCGTGGAACAAGCAATAAAACACTTGAGAAAAAAGAAAATGCGGCGAACCTGGCAACGGCAAATAAGAAAATAAATACGTTAAACGCCAAACTACATGAGCAATCAAAAGAAATACAGCAATTACAGAAGGCTCAAGACGAGAATACCAAAGAGTGTGATGTTGCGGAGGAACAAAAGGGTGTTGACGGGATATTCAATATCGGGTCTGTGGTACCAGACCCGCAGCTGATCACGGGCACTGAACAAATTCAGAATTTTGAGCCCCTGGGCAGTTTTATGGAAGTGCCAACCGTCGACACTTCTCCAGTCGAGCCTGTCAAAGCCGACCCACCCAAAGCCGAGACTCCAGAATCAACAGGTCCAAAGTGGTCTAAAGAGGCCGACGCGGAAGGAATTTGGGCCACTGAGGAAGAATGGGAAGCTCACAAGAAACGCATGAAGCAAAAAAAGGCGCCTCCGCCTCCGCCAACTCCATACCCTGTTGAAACTGCTCCGCCGCCGTCCCTTCTCCCTCAAGATGAGAC